CACCACTGCCTCTAAGCAGTTCCTGGTGTTCCCCAAGGGTGTTGCCAAGCGCTGGATCAAGGCTGTGTCCACTGTGGACACCTCGACTCATGTCTATAGCGTCAATGCTGTTGCCGTGCTGAAGTACGCCTGATCTTGAGTGATTGATTGCCCCATCCCACTCAAGTGGGGTGGGGCTTTCCATTGGTAGGCTGTTGGTAGCAAAGAGGATGACATGACGCATGTGCCTTTTGGGTATAACAGCATTTTTGACGTTGCTGACCTTGGCTCGCTGAGTGGAGCTGGTGTCACCACTGCTCAGGCGACAACTGGCGCAACACTGACCTTTCAGGTGACGTTGGCTGATGTGGGAACGAGTGTCGTTATTCGGCTTGAGGGGAGCCTGGATGGCACGAATTATTTCAACCTGAACGCCACGAATACCGATACGACACTTTCAGCGAATGGCACGACCGCGTATTACCTGATGGCACCTGTGTCATTCGTAAGACTGAGGCTGGTGTCTATTACTGGCGGCACGCCAACGGTTGGCTGCAAGGTGGGGACGATGTGACATGGAAGATCTGCTGCGTGGCCGTGGGCTTTTAGGCCCTGGCGCTCTTGACATGATCTACAACTTGACGCTGATAGTCGTCAGCCATTTCCAGCTGGAAAATGGTGACTACTTGTTGATGGAAAGCGGCGACACCATCGCCTGCGAATTCTGATCAGTCTCGCTGCCGCCAGTCCTCAGGTTTGTCTTGCCGAAAGAAGTCTGCGATTTCATCTGGGCTGTTGAAACGACGAATGCCCTTGGCTTCGTCGCCAACTCCTCCGATGTCAAGTTGATTGAGGAAGTCATCAAGGCTTCCTTCGTGCATTTCAGGGTTTTGCGCTCGGCGTTGCGCTTGCCGCAGCATTGAGGCTGCAGTGCGATTGACCTCGCCAAGCTTGTTTGCCCAGATGCGATCTTGCAGCTCGACTGGTTGCTGCGCTGCAATGCGGGCACAGATTGCCTGTAGACGTAGGCGGTACTTGGTTGAAAGCATTGCCACGCCACTGGTGGCTGAACAATAGCGAGGCCGCTACCATGTAGTCATGGCATTCAGCGAAGACCTGGATCTGTTTTTGGCCGATTTCGGCGTGCCAGTAACGGCAGGCGATGTAAGCGGCATTGGCATCTTTGATATGCCAAGCGAGATCATCGCTGATGGCGTGATCTTGACTACGGACTACAAGGTGACAGCAAAGGCATCTGACTTTGGCGATCTCTTGAACGGCTCGCAGGTTTCGGTCAATGGCGCGGCTTACACGGTGCGGAATGTGCAATTTATGGATGACGGCAAGTTTGTCGAGTTGATGCTTCAGCGTTCTGTTGAGACGCCATATCAGACGAGTTTCACGCCGATCAATGGTGATGATGCTGATAGCGATATTCCGGTAGCACCCGTGGTGCAGCTCGACTCTGTTGTTGACGGTGGTGGCGCAAGTACCGTTTACGCTGATGAGAACGTATTTGACAGCGGGGCGGCATGAGCAGCACAGCACGACTTCGGCTTCGGCGTGATACAGCCGCTGGATGGACAGCAGCGAATCCCGTGCTTTTGCTGGGGGAGGTTGGCATCGAGACTGACACCCGCAACTTCAAGGTCGGTAATGGCAGCAGCGCTTGGTCTGCATTGTCTTATTACTTAACAGCAGTGGGTTCGGTGGTGCGCGGCCAGGTCAGCAAGATGGACGCCGGCACCATCACGATCACCACTCAAGGCGTCTATGTCTCCACTGGGCTCACTGGCACCTTTGACAGCACCACAGCCAACGGCATGACGCTTGGCACCACCAACGCATTTGCGGTGAAGAACACTAGCGGCAGCACCAAGCTGATGCAGATCTACGGCAGCATCGACGCCAAGACCGCCAGCGGCAACAACAAGATCCTCGGCATCAAGCTGGCTAAGAATGGCACTGCCATAGATCAAACCGAGTGCCGCGCTTTTACAGGTTCCGGCGCGGAGGAAGCCAAGCTGGTTACCAATTGGATCATCAGCATGGCTGCTGGCGACGAGGTGGCGCTGTTCATTGCCAACCACAGCAGCAATGTGGACATCACTCTTGGCCGGGCTCGGCTTGTGGCTGTTGAGGTTGCGTAATGGATGCCGACACCCGCGCCAACTGGGCCAAGGTGAAGGAAGCCTTAGAGCGTGCAGGTAAAACGGACTGCTACTACTACAAGCGTGCTGTTGCGATACTGACTAAGGGTTGCGACCCAGGTCCGCCGGGATTCATCAATGGCAAGTAAACGAGAGCAAATCCTCGCAGCGATTTACACCGCATTGCAAGGAACAGCAGGCGCTGGTACACGGATCTGGCGTAGTCGTGTTGAAGCAATGGCGAGGGCTGAAACGCCTGCGATTGTGATTGAGCCGGCAACGATCACGTATGAGCAGAACACCAGCCTGCCAAAGCTGGATGCGACCATGCGCGTTCGGGTGGTAGTGATCGTTCGTGGCAATGTGCCAGATCAACTTGCTGATCCAACGATTGTGGATATGCACAGCAAGTTAATGGCTGATCTGACATTGGGCGGATTGGCAATTGACATCCAGCCAGCACTGACGACTTTCAACATGGTCGAGGCTGATCAGCCTGCCGGAGTAATCTCTTGTGAGTACGACGTGCTTTATCGCACGCAAGTCGCGGATCTCACAGCATGACATCACGTCAACGCAAGGAGTACCAAGCACCTCAACCTATTGTTGTAGATGCGTACCAAGGGCAAGGTGGCTCGTACATCCTTGACTCCGAGACCGGCGTTCGCACCTTGGTGCAACGCACACTCCCACCAGGAATGGCGGGGGAACCTGAAATCCAAGAGGTAATTTCCGATGCCACTTCTGACACGCAAACGCCTGATTCTGGCGGAGACGGAGTCCAGCTACGGGGTTGACCCTTCGCCCGATGGCGCTGATGCCATTTTGGTGCGGGATCTGAACATCACTCCTCAGCAGAGTGATGTGGTCAACCGCGACTTGGTGCGACCCTATCTGGGTGCATCCGAGCAATTGCTCGCCAACACTCGCGTTGAATGCACCTTCAGCGTGGAACTGGCTGGCAGTGGCACTGCTGGCACTGCACCACGCTTTGGCAAGGTGCTCAAGGCATGTGCTTTGGCTGAGACGACTGTTTCGCCTGCTGTGACTGGCACTGCCACTGCTGGTGGCTCCAACACCATCACGCTGGCTGCTGGCGCTAGCTCCAACAACGACTTTTACAACGGCCAAGTGATTCGCATCACTTCTGGTCTTGGTGTTGGCTCGGTGTTCTTGATCACCGATTACGTTGGCTCGACCAAGGTCGCCACGCTGCGTTCCATTGGCGCTGCGGTGACTCTGGATAGCACCAGCGTTTACAGCATTGACGCTCACGTGGTTTACACCCCGGTGAGTTCCACGTTTGGTTCGGTGACGCTTCACTACAACATTGACGGTGTGCTGCACAAGCTCACTGGTTGCCGTGGCACGTTCTCGATCAACACTGCTGTTGGCGAAATCCCGACCATCGACTTCACGATGACCGGGGTTTACAACGCTCCTACCGACACTGCTGCGCCGAGCGTCACCTACGCCGATCAGGCCACGCCTCGGATCTTCAAGGCTGGCAACAGTGGTGCCTTCACCCTGCTTGCTTACAGCGGCTGTCTCCAGTCTGTTTCGATGGACCTGGGCAACAGCACGGTGTATCGGGAGCTGGTGGGCTGCACCAAGGAAGTGCTGATCACTGATCGCGCCACCACTGGCACGGTTGTGATCGAGGCACCGACCATCGCGCAGAAGGACTATTTCACTGCTGCGTTGACTGACGGCACCCTGGGTGAGCTTTCATTCATCCATGGCACCACTGGTGGCAACATCGTGGCGCTGCAGTCCACCCGCGTGGACATCGGTGACCCCAGCTATCAGGATCAAGATGGCATTCACATGCTGTCGCTGCCGTACACGGCGATCCCGAGCACGGCTGGTAATGACGAGTTTAGGCTCGTCTTCGCCTAGGGTGGCTTCAGCGGTAGCGCCATCATGGTGCAACTTACCAAGAAGCGACTGATCCTTTCCAAGGTTGAGGGCGTGTATGGCATTGATTCAGCTCCTACTGGAGCTTTTGATGCCATACACGTTTTTGACCTGGAAATTATTCCGCTGCAAAGCGAAGTAGTTGATCGTGAGACAGTGCGTCCGTATTACGGCGCTTCGGAGCAGTTGCTGGCCAATACTCGTGTCGAAGTATCAATGAGTGTTGAGCTGACAGGCAGCGGCGTAGTCGGAGTGACACCACAATTCAGCTCACTGCTGAAGGCCTGTTCGCTGAGCGAAACAGTGACAAGCGGCCCGGTTGCAGGCACTGCGGCTGGGGGTGGAGTCAATACAATCACGCTTGATGCCAGCGCTAGCTCGGTTGAGCGTGTTTACGTTGGCCGAATTATTCGAGTGACT